CAAGATTCAGATCATTATCCACGACGTTCCAACCACCAGAGAAGTCTCTAATGGTTGCATCCAGCATTTGGTTATTACGCTGGATACGCTTAGTGCGTGGGGATAAGAACTGTACGGGCATTACGGAAGCTCAGTAAAGCTAAATGTCTGTGGTATAGCTGTAACAGGATCAAGACTAATAGGATCATTGTTGAAGTTATCCTTCAACTGGTTCACACGACTTTCAAACAACGACTGGAACTTCTGTGTCGCATTAGGATTGGTTCCATCATCTTCTAGATAGTCGTATGTAGCACCTAAGATCAATGCCTGATCATCAAAGTATATCGTATCATTAGCCACGAACGTATCAGGCTTAGTACGACACCTCATTATAATGTCACCTGTAGAGGCTTTAGGCCACACTTGGAATACTCTACTAGTAAAGTAAGTACTCCCTGTAGAGAAGCCTTCATAGTGAATAGGAGTAGTACCACTCAACTCAAATGGGTTAGTGGTAAGATTAGATATCTTGGTCAACGCTGTGTTAGAGTTCTCTATGAAGAGGACTTGTATGTCCTCTATCTCTTTGAGAATGTCTGTTAGGTCAGTAGTCACTATACCTAACGTGCCATCTAGTGTCAACGTATGCCATTGACAGAATTGGGGCCAGAATGTCTCCGTAAACAAGATGTCAAACTTGTGTTGGATCATCTCAGCTATACGGTCTTCTGCGTATATCTGAACGCCAGTACCACTAACCATCGAAAGACGATCAGCAGTCCTAGCTACTAACTGTGCTAATGTACTTGCCATGATATAAGTCGGCAGGGGCGAGAAGGGGAGGCTAACCGCCCCTGCCTATCTACTTATTACCTATACAGCTTCAACGCCGTGAAGATCACTGGTATCAACAGTATAACCAACTTCGTAGACAATACTTGCGTCACACGGCGTAGTGCAACGAATAGTACCACGAGGATCAGTCGTAGAAGTTGTCTGAGGATCAGTATCAACACCTGCAATGAAGGTGAGAGGCTCTACTGTGATAGAGAAGTTAGCCGCACCAGCCGAAGGAGTGGCATCAGGTGAAATACCAATCGCACCAAACTTAGCAATAGTGCTAGTGGCTTGATCATTATCCGTAGTTACAATGTCACTGTCAAGATCGCCAACAGTAGACGCAAGAATAACAATGCTTAAACCAGCGACATTAGTAGTGCCAACAACCACTGTAGAAGTACTCGTACCAGTAGACGCGGTAGTAGCTACAGAATGTACCCCAGTAATTTGTCCTGCAACAGGAGAAACCACAAGTACATCCGCACCAGCAGCATAACGAACTGCATCAACTTCTACAAGTACTTCAACTGGATCAACATCGGATGAGACATCATCCTCTGTATAAGTAATCATCTTCTCAGCCTTGTAAGGGAGGCCAAGACGATCATACCAACCAACATCAACCGTGTCACCAGCTTGTCCACCAGCAGCAACAGCCATAGAGTCAAAGTACTTGAATGCTTTCTTACCAAAGATTGTAACAGCAGCAGTAAGAGTGAATACCTCAGACATTTTCTGACCAAGATAATCACGACCACTAACAGTAAGAACATGATCAGCACCAGCAGAAGCTACCATAGAAAGACAGCGGCCATACGTGCCATTGACCACACCAGCAGTATTCTCACCAATATGAGTAGCACTACCATCAAACGTAACGGCAAAGTCCGAACTCGTAGCTGTATCGGCGGTAGTACCAACAGCAAACCCATCTAGGATGCCATCAGGATCAGCCGTAGAAGGCGCACCAAGAGATACAAAGTGCTTACCCTCAACTACATCAGCCGCAAACTGCATATTAGGAACATACTGGCTAATGGTACGAGGAAAGTAATCAGCATTAACTTTAGACATAACTTATTTCCTTTTAAGTAGTTGATGCATTTCTAGAAGACTTAGTAACACGTTCTTTCTGTTCTGATAAAGACTTCAAACTGGCCTGAGAAGCTGTTCCCATATCATCACCAGTTTCCATATTCACCATCGTTGGAGCATTTAGAAAGCCTTGACGTGTCATCTCTTCTTCTGTCCATACGTGAATTGAGGAGCCATTAGGAAAGTAAACCATCCAGCCAGCATCGACTTCGATATCTTCGTATTCGAAACCACCTAGCAGTTTACCTTCCTTATCAGCCTTGGGAGATGCAATGTTCCGCATCCCTTTACCTTCTAACTTATGTACTTCAAATCGTGCTTTAACGTTCTCGCTCATCCCCTTCTACTCCTATCTACTACGAGTTAATCAAAACAGCGTGCGTACGGAAGGATTTCCACAAGCACCATTGACCTTGCCAAACGACCCTACGGCCATGAGCATCAATCGTCCAAGGAGCAACCAGCTCTTTGACTTTCATGTTGACATGTTTAAGGACATGAAGGCGAAGGTATTTAGAGTTAATGAAGAACGCCTTGTTAACAGGGCAATCCTCATCGTACATCATAGGAATGTTCTGATGTTTAACACCAGAGAAACCCAAGTCCATCATCTTCTTACCAGAGTTACTCTCCGACAAGTTAATGACAACCTTATCTCTAACGGCAGTACGATAGTGCCTAAAGAGATTACGACCTGTGAGAATGACATCAGGCTTATCACCTTTAAGAGTGAGATCCATGAGGATATCATCAAATGCTTCTTCAATGTTAGTCGAGTCCAAGTTACCATTAAAGTCGTATGCACTCGTACGCCACTGAGTTTCATTCGCTCTGTTAATGTTACCAACTGTGCCCGTGGTAGGATCATCAGGAATAAGAAGACCCAAGCCTTGAGGATCGGTTCCAGCACCAGAAGCATAAAGATACTCACTGAACTTCTCTTTAATCGACTCTTCCAAGACATCAATCTTAGCTTTCATCAACTTAAAGATTTGAGCAGCGCCTTGGTTCTCATCTTCTTCCTGATCGGAAATGACAACAGAACCAGCAACACGCGCCCAGTTGTACGTCACAGTGTCAAACTCACTGGTCTGTGCAATAGGCTGCTCATCGAAGTATTCATAAGAGGTGATGTTGGGGTTACGACCCAGAGTAAGTGGGTTCGTGATTTCGTGTCCACCATCTTCGAACTCAACACGGTTATTCGCGAAAGCCCATGCCATAAGAGCATTAGACTTAATAGACGCAAGAATCAGCTTCTTACGGCTACGAGTTAGCGTTGATTCGAGGACTGTGGCGATAGGGGAACTAGCCATAATAATGTCCTAACTGTTAAAAGTTGATCCCCGCATCAGCCATTGCCTGTTTAACAATGTCATCAGTCGAGGTGCTTACATCTGCCACTTGTGGAGTATCAGTTACATTAGCTGAACCAACTCCACTCTCAGGTGGCTGCGGCGGCGTAACTACACCAGTTGTCTGAGCAGCTTGATATTCTTGCTGCAAGACTTCTAAGGGTTTCGTCCAGTCGAGACTATTTGTAAGATAGTAGTTCTGGAGTTTGTAGTACGCGGCATCAACAGTTAGAGAATTATCTGTTTGTAGTAACCGGGCGAGAGCGTTCTCATGTATAGCAGCGTCAGGGTGTTGTGCAGAAAACGTATTGTAGATATCAGTAGCGTTCTCTTCTGCTGCCTGTGTGTCAACTCTCTGCTGATGTTCCGTAGTCAACGGAGCTACAGCATCCTTGATCATTTGTCCGATGGCTTTCATATCTGTGCCACCATTAACAATCTGATCTACATCATGCCCCGAAGCTTGGGCTTGTGTCAACATATAATTTAGTGTCCCAACCGGGTCTTCTTTATATGCGGCTATGATCTGCGCACCAGTAGTAACTTCCTCTGGCGACAGACTATACTGTGTGCCAACATTACCAGCCGTGTTTATGGCTCCTATTTGGCCTTGAAGCGTTTCGACTTGTCCTTGGAGTCCATCTGCTCTACTCTTCTCTTTCTGCGCGGTTTCGTAGAACCTTCTCTCTCTTCCTCCGGCGGCAAGGACTTTACCATCCCTACCAATGAGGTCTTGGGGACCATTAGTTCGTTGCTGTTGCTCTGTGCCAAGCTGTCCCTCAACACCTTGTTCACTACCGGCTGTAGATGTCTCTTGCGTAGTGTCGTCGCCCGTTCCCGTAGTTTCTTCTGTAGTACTTTCCTCTGTAGTCTGTTCATCCCCTTCTCCTATAGCATTAAGTATAGCATCATCAGTCGAAACAATTGTAACTTCTTCGTCGCTCATAAGTCATCCCCTTATTGAAGTTGTGCAGGAGCCTGTTGCCCCGGCTGCGGTTGTGGAGCTTGCTGTTGTTGTTGCGACATTAACTTGATCGCACCTTCAAGAGCCTTCTCCGGTGGAACTCCTGAGTCGATAGCCTTTTGTATCTGAGCTTTCACCTCTGGAGGTAATTTCGCTAGTAACTCTTTTATCTGGTCTGGACTAGCTGTTGCAATATCAGGCGTTGGAGGTGCCTGTGGAGCTTGTGGTGCGCCTTGACCGCCGCCTTGCTGTGCTTCTTGTCCTTGAGTAATGGCTTCTGCGAGTTCTTGCCAATCTTCTTCTCGCATTGTAACTTCATCGAAAGCCTTCTCCATTACCTGTAGCATAACCTTAAGTACAGGACCGGGAGCTGCATTAACAAACTGTCCTAACACTTGTCCAAACTCTAATGCTTCCTCTTTCTTAGCAGCACTGGTAGGCTTACGAGTAGAACCACCTACTACCTGATTAGATAGAGTACGTATCTCATCTGGTGCCATGTTCTCCCATTGCATTTCTTCTCCAATGAGATTATGAACTGTTTCCTTGTCCATGTTCATAAGACACAGTTGAGCAATGCCCCAGTATATCTGTCCCATCCAATCTTCTATCTGGTCAGCTTTTTCATCAACACGCATGTTAGCAGCACTAGAGTTAGCCTGTACGGCAGCCTTATTAGTATTGGTCTTAAACTGCTCTCCCCGCATAACAGTACCGACACTAGAGATACGGTCAATGGCTTGGTAGAAGTCTTCTTTCTGGAATATGTCTTTATACTGTATAGATGGTGGTGCAATGGACCCAATAACGTCCTGCATCTTAAAGCCTTCTGGTAACTTAATACCTCTAGCAGTCCCATCATCCCCATTCAACACCGCTTCTGCATCAGATTTATCTATGACACTACTATTATAGAAGACATTACGTCTAGCCCAACGACGAATACGCCTCATCTCATCTGTGATCTCATTGATACCATCTTGTTGGTCTAAGTAATAAGACACTTCACCTTTAGTCAACGGACCATTAGGAGACTCAAAGAACGTGAGAGGATAGTACGGAAAGAACGTGTCCAACTGCAACGGATCATCCCACACCCAGATAGGCCAAGTCCAATCCTTGACATTATACATAAGTACACGACGAGTTACCTTGTCCCATACGATAGCCACTTCTGTCATCTTAGCTTTCTCAAACGATACATCGTCATCGAAGCCAAATGATTTAGCAGTCTCTTCTTTACTATCTGAGAAGATAGAGAAGTTCTCAGCGTCAGCTATGCCTTCCTCACCACCTAGATTAGCCTTCATAACGTGAGTAGGTTGATAGATAGAATGGTGTTCGTTTGATCCCTTAGTCCTTCTAGCATACTTAGCTAAGATGAACTCTGTAGGTATCATGTCCTTCTCAATGATCCAGTTCGCATCACTTAAGTCAATCTCCTTAGCATTAGGATCAACGAGGATGTCAAACGGTGACTTAACCTTAGCCAACGGACCAGCAGGTTGTAGGATAGATACTGTCTCTTCTAGAGCCTGTATCTTACCTTCTATCTCTATGATCTTCTTACTGTCTTTAGCCTTCTCTAACTCTTTAGCTAAGTTAGTGAGATCATTTAACGCCTGTTCACTACTCTCTTGTTTAGCCGTCCAACCGATCTTGATCCATGCACGGTTAGTAAGTAGGCATGTAACTACACAACGCTTAGCTTTAGGCTTCAAGTTAATGCCAGGAGCTGCTTTACGACTACCAATGACATTAACGAGCCTCTCCAACGTAGTAGCTAGTGGCCTCTTACTCTCTACATTAGAAGTAAACTCAGACTCAGGATTACGAGCGTACAGAGCAGGAACCATTGTCGTAACGTTAGCAAACACCACGTTCTCTGTCTCGGTGATGTTATTATTAAGTTTTTGATTACCGAGTCTGTTACCAGAACCATGTTCACTCCCTGTACGATGATTTAGTTGATCGTTCTCATAGTAACGAATAGCCTCTGACCAAGACTCTCTAACATCTTCTGTCTGTCTCATAGCTTGTGCAACACGAGACTTCCATACCTTACCGTTAGCCTTAGCAACAGGTATCTTACTGTCACCTACTACCTTGTAGATAGGGTCTTTACGTTTACGACTACGCTTCTTAGGAGCAGCATCACCTAGAGAGTTGTCTATTGCAGCATCTACTTCTTCTGGGATTTGGTCTTCAGCCATTATAAGGCTCCTAATATTACTTCAAAGGCTTGCATCTCTGTCATGCCTGATTCTATCATACGACGAAACTCTGCTTCTATCTCATTACCTTCTACACGACCAACAGCTCTATTCTTAAGAACGTCTAATGGAGTAGGATCAGCCCTAGAAGTAGTAAATGTCTTTCCTGGCTGGTTCCTTTTAGCTGCTCTTTGGTCAACCTTCTTAAGACCTTTCTTAATTCCCTGTCTTTCCGAAGCCTCTCTACGCTGTCTGTTCTTGTTTTGGGTATCTAGTACATCTCTTTGTGAAACACCGGGGCGTTGTTTAGCTTCTGAAGTAGCCCTCTTAGAACGCTCTGCAAGTGTAGTCACTATATTAGGAGTTGTTCGTCCTGTAGAACCA